CTCGATCAGCATGTTCTCGAACACGGCGCTGCGGACCAGCGAGAACTCGTTGTCGTCGCTGATGAACCGCAGCGCCTGCGTGGCGGCCAGGGCGCGGTCGTCCTCGGCCGGCGTGCGCGCAAACGCCTTGGGATCGGTGCGTGCCTTGCGCTCCATGCCGCAGAGCAGCGAGACTTTGTCGTGGATTTTGTTGATGACGATGGCGGGTTGGCCGCGTTTCTTCAGTTCGTCCAGTTCATCCTTGGTCCACTGGACGTGGTCGAAATACTCGCGGTCGCGCTGCGCCAGGCTGATCTCGTCCTGGCGCGCCATCTCTGATTCCTCGAACCAGCGCACCAGCCGGCCGTGCAGATCATCGAGATCGCGCGGATACTCGTCGGCGCCGCTGGTGAGGTCAGCGACGGCCGGCGGCGTGGACGGGCCACGCGGCTCGTGGATGTGGACGTGTAGCGCGGTGTCGCTCATTGCTGCGGCTGCTGGGTTCCGGCGATAGCGCCGGCGCCGCCTGCCATCAGGCCGGCAATGCCGTACTTGCGGAGGATCTCGATGGTGGCCGGATCGAAGATGACGGTATTGCGTGTGCCCTCGCCGCCTGCCCGCGAGCCTGCATCGAGGTAGCGGATACCTGGTATGCCGGCGGCGTGCAGCGTAGCCGCAGCATCATGGGGCAGTGCGCCCATCATGTCGCGGTAGAACTCGCCACCTTCCGGTGAACGCGACATGCCGGACCACGGAACCATGCCCTCGGGCGTAATGCCTGGCACCACCTTGCGCAACGCATCCTGCACATACTGGCTCTGCTCACTCAGCGGCTTGTCCCAATCCAGGAAATGCTCGGGCGGGGCGTTGATGTTCACCTCGTACATGTGGCCGGGCTGGACCGGTTCTTGGAACGAAAGCTGTCGCCCCTTCAACTCGTCCAGCGCATCGAGCGACCTGTTAGCCATATCCCGGTTGAGGATTCCCACTGTATTATTCGGGAACCGCTGCAAAGCTTCCTGCGCACGTTGTAGCGACGCCTCATTGGACGCTCTGAACTGGTCTAATGTCTGGAACCCATCGAGATGCGCTTTGGCCATTGAGATTGCACCAGGAGACAAGCCAGCTTCCTCAGCGGGTACGCCGTCAACATGAACGCCGGACGTTGTAGGTTTACCGGCCAACGCGTCCCGGTAGCCCCTGGCCACGCCTTCCTTGTCCGCGAAATACAGCCCGTGCCCGTAAGCCTGCGCGCCCTCGCCGGTGCCAATGGCCGCCGTGTCGAACGCATCAAACGAATGCGGACTGCCGTGATACGCGGTGAAGCCCTTGCCGCCAGGCGCGTCGCCCACCATGCCGAGCACCATCGCCGGCGCCTCCTGCATGCCACGCGCCACCGCAGCCCGCGCACGATCCATATCCGTGCCAAGGACCGGCTGGCCGCTCGATGTCATCGCCTCGATCGGATTAAACGGCCCCTGTGGCACGCCCACGGACTGCGACGCATAGGGCGAGGTCGTCTCCGTCCCCACCGGGTTGCGCATGACCTGCTGCGCCAGCGGGCCGAGCTGATTGGCCGGCGCGCTGTAGTCCTGCGGCAGCACCGAGGGATCGAACAGGCGACTGAGCCAGCCGGACATGCGTGATCAGCTATTCGCTCGGCCACGCGGGTGCATTCTGGAACGCTACCTGCAGGCCCTGCGGCGCGGCGGCCTTGACCGCGGCGTCCATCGCGTCGCGGAACCAGCTTGCCACGAACGCCTGGCGATCGGCGTCGGTGCGGACGCCATCGGACTGCGCATAGGCACCGAGAAACGCGGCGGCCCACTTGTCGGGATCGTGGCCAACGAGGCGGCTGAACCGCGCGCCTGATAATGTGTCGCCGGTCATAGGAGCACCGTCATGGCAAAACACCGAATGCCGAAAGGGGTCAAACAACTGTCTCCCATGGAAGCGGCCGTGCAGTTCGAAGCCAATCCGGCATCCGTCGCCATACCGCTGCCTGAACTGTTCAGGCTATCGAATATGACCCAGGACGCCTTTCTGAAGGAGTTACAGTCTGGGCGGCTGCGAACCCATCGCTCGGCGCCTGACAGCAAGGGCGAATGCGCCGTGTTCGTCCGAGGCGATGAAGCGGTGAGATGGCTGGCGACCAGGATTAAGGCACTACGGACGCACTAGGCGGCTGAACCGCGCGCCGGAGAGGGTAGCGGCGACGTCAGTCATGGCCGCATGAAATCCCAGTGCAATATAACGTTATCCTCTCCATCGTGGATGCGCCGGCTCGGTGTTCCCATCAATTCGATGATCGAAGCTTTTGCCTCGGACATCGGACCGCGTCGCGGAACTCTAAGTGAGACTGTTGCCCCGCCAGGAATTGGGACCAGCAGATCATGCTGAGACCGCGCGCCGGAGAGGGGTTCGGTCAAGCTATCCTCCAGTTTGCGATCTCGGACTGCCGGGCGCGCTGGAACGCCTGGTCCCAGCTGTCACGCACGACAGGCTTCACCGTATCCCGCACGAACGGCCGGCTCATGCAGGCGTAGCGACACGAGTCCGGCGCGTGGTCCTCCATGTCGCTGTCCACATCCTCGGGCCGCGCATCGTCGTGCTGCAGCGCCGGCAGGGTGCGGATCAGATCGCGGGTGGTGCTGAACAGCAGCAGCATCGGACGGCCGTCAGCGTCGCCCTCAAGCCGCGCACGCACCTGGTCCCAGCCGCCCATCGCGCCCCGACCTGCAACCCGCTTATTGTCGGCCGGTCGGAATATCACGCCCTGCACGATCATGCGTTGTGCGATCGATGGCCCGCCGTCCTCGGCGAACATCGCCGGATCTGCCACGCCGATAATCGGCCCGTCGTCCTCCTCGCGCAGCTTGATGCCAGCTGCGATGGCCTCGGCGGTGAGGCGCAACCCAACGTTGGGCTCGCCTGGTTTCATGCCATACCATTCGCGGTAGCAGACGAGCGCTCCGCGCGCGATGTCATTGACGCTGCCGTCCGACACCGCCCACCAGTGGCAGGCGAACGGTCGCGCGCTGCCCCAATCGAACGAGCGAAACTTCGCCCAGTGCTCGGGAATAGCCCGTGGTGCAATGACGTGCCGCTCCATGCTGAACTCGGGGAAGAACGCACCGGATACAACGGACCAATCACCTTCGAGCCACGCACGCACAAGCTCGGGACTGCCGGAGGAACGCAGACGCTGCACGTAGTCGCTGCCGAGATAGCGGTTATCGCCGACACGCGATGGGATGTAGATGCGCTCCAGGCCCTCGGCACTGCGTATTCTGCGCCAGCCCATCGGGGCCGGGTCGATGTAACGAGCGCGCACCCACTGGTGACCAGGCCCGCCAGGATTGCCGGTGAGACGAATGCCGGTCGGCACGCCAGCGCCGCTGCGCAATGTCGCCATCAGCTTCATGATCGGCACGGGAGACGGGAAATTGCCGGCTTCCTCGATGTATACACGAGTGTAGCTCGCACCCTGGTATTGCTCGGCGTCGGCGTCGCGTTCTAGGTAGGCGAACGTCAGGCGTGCGCCGTTCGGCATGACAACGCGCATTGGGTTTTGGGTAAACGAGGCGCCGAGCTTGGCATAGATCAGCCGCGCGCGTTCGTATGTTTCCAGCAACTCGATGCGGGTACGCCGAACCATGAGGCCGATAGCGTCGGCGCGGTATTCGTCGGCGTGCAGCGCCCACTCGCCGAGAACGGCATCGGTCTTGCCTCCGCCCCTGGCCCCACCGAAAAATATCTCAAAGATCGGGCAGCCGACGAACGCTGCCTGCGGGCCTGGTTGAGCTTCCCATACGGTTACGAGATCTGCGTCGTCAGGCACGCGGGATCATCTCCATACGGTCGTTTGCGGATGCGTCACGACATTGCACGATGTTAGCGCCTGAAAATAACTGCATCGCAACGCCATTTTGTCGTTGACATTGCCGGTCATCAACGCTATTTTGTCGTTATCGAAACCGGAGACAGACAGATGAAAGCCTTCCGCATCTTTAGAAACCATTTCCTCTGCGACGCCTGCCCTAATGAGTGGTCAATGGAAGCGATGGTCGTGACATTCGACTACTGCCCGTGCTGCGATGCCAAGACAGAGCCTTATGACAGCACCGCGCTGCTTGAGGATGTCACTGTGACAGAGGACGCCGAATGACCCCTGATGAGTTCACCGCGGCGCTCGATGTGCTGGGCTGGTCAAAGCGAGAGCTTGTCCGGCACATCAAGTGCGACACCAACCTGCCGCTCACATGGGAACGTGGTGAGGTTGAGATCCCGTGGCGCGTTGCTGCGTGGCTTACGCGACTGATGTTGTTTCATCTGAAACATCCGCCACCGAAGAATTGGCGTCAGAGCTGAACCATGCACGTCGATCGGCGTCCAGCGTATCCAATCCGATATTCACTACGCGCCGTAATACCGTAACGCGGTCAGGACCGAGGGGCGTTTGCTGCAATATACGTTCGATCTGCCGCTTGGTGAGCAACAACGACATGGCTGCAACGATATCAGGGCGTGCTTGGGCCATTATTCCGTGCTCGGCTCGTGCTCGATGACTGGCTTTGCATCGGTTCTGCTGTCGGATGGCGCGTGCAATCGCAGCCATTCGTCAGCGCTTTCGACGGGTGACGGTGCGCGCAGCACGTAGGTTATCGGGTGATCGGGATCGCCGACGAGCTGCGTGGGCAGCACCTTGCCAACGAGTGTGAGGAACGCGGCTGGCGTATCAATGGCGCGTGCGGCGAGGTAGTCACAGCCGCCGACGATATCGAGAGCCCGCAGAACCATGCCTCGAAGGTCGGCGGTATCTTTGTTTGGCACGCCTTTTGGGCGACCCTGGCCGCTTGTCCCAGACCGAGCCACAAATCACCAAACTTTCCGGTTTATTCTCGCGCCATGAGACATTCCACATCGACGCTCACGTCCCTAATACAACCGAACAACATGAGTGCGACGTGGGCGGTTCGCTGTGTCACTGAGACGACGACGCCTGGGTGACCTCTGAGCGCACCAACGGCGAGGCTACAAGGCGTGCCAGGCGCCCATTGAACGTCGGCGAGTATCCCACTAGCGGCGATGGCCTCGGCGCCACGTACGGCCTCGACAAGGGCATTAGCGAGCATGTGGGGTTTTGGCCCTGCCATGAGCAGGCGTGAGACGCCGTGGGTGGAGCAGATGGGTGCCCAGTGGGTGCCTGGCTGGACGAACAGGTAGCCGGCCCAGAGCGGGACGGTAACGCGATGGCGGAGTGTGGGCGTTGCGCGGTCGCGGCGAAGCGCCGTGGTGAGCGGCAGATACGCGGCGTAGCCCTGGCGGGTGAGGTTTGCGAGTGCCCATCGTTCGGCTTGTGGGTGGGTTTGGCAGACGGCCCAACGGCTACCGCACGCGGCGTCGCTGTCGCGGTTGTGGGCATCTAGCGGCACTGCAACCGTGGCGTCAAGCATTCAGCGCAACCTCGGCCCACCGCCGAGACACGAGAGCACGTCAATCACGAGGTAGATGATCGCGATGATGACGATGGCGGCGATGAGGATGTTGATCACGCGAAGCACGAGGTCGCCGGAGACGCCGAGCCATCCGAGGACGTAGGGCAGCAGCAGTCGCAGGATTGCGACGACGGCGCAGATGACGACGATCCACACCAGCAGCAGCAGGATGGCGGTCACGGAGAAGCACATCAGGCGGTCTCCTCCCGGACGATGGTGGGTCGGAAGCGGCGGCGAGGATCGCGCAGGCCGGACTGACGCCATGCCTCGGCGAGTTGGTCGGGATCGAGCCGCGCCGGCTTACGGGGTTTGATGTGCTCACGCTGGATGGCAGCGTGCTTGGCGAGGCTGATGGCATCGAAATGGGCTTTGGCATCGCGGAGCAACCTGGCACAGCGGTCCGGATCGCGGTCGGGGTGTAGCTCGTGGACGGTCGCGGTCATGCCACGGCCTGCTTGCTGGCGATGAGCGCCGCGGCCTCGGCGAGCGGGATGCCCATGGCCTCGGCGATCATCTGCTCGGGGCTGCGGATTGGATCCTGCGGCTGCAGCTTGGGGTAAACCGGCTCCAGGGCCGAGCGCTGGTAGGCCAGCGACGGCGTGAACGGCGGCGGGTCGGTTCTCAGCGACTTGCCGAGCTTGGCGAGCATCCCGCCCAACCGCCCCGGCAAGGCTGCCAGGTCAGCCGCGGCCGCCTTCCGCCGCGCCTCGATCTGGGCAGGGGTAGGCACCGGTTCCTCCGCGGCGCCTTCCTTCCCAAACGATTTTAATCCTTCGCTGCCTCGCGCGCTCGCGCGCGTCTTAGGTTCCCTTAAAGGTTCTTTACTTGGTTCGGGTGCATATTTTGCAGGGGTCTGGTGATTATTTTGCAGGGGTAGACCTGCATTCTGTGCAGGGGTTTCGGGTGAGACCCCTGCATATTTTGCAGGGGTTACCCGTGCAGGATTTGCAGGGGTCGGACTATCTTCCTGCTCTACCCGTGCATATTTTGCAGGGGTCTGGTCGTGTCCGTTGGAGCCATCCGCTGGTCTCAGGATGCGGTAGACGTTCGACAGCGTACCAAGCCTGGCACCGCACCTGGACAGGATCTCCGATCGCTCCTGCTTGTCCGTGACCTTGGTGACCAGGCCCCGCACATCACATAAATGCCGCACTGCACAATAGACCGCCCGGAGCGATAGCTCGCAGTCGGCGGCAATCTTCGGAAACGAAGGAAAGCACACACGTTCCCCGTTCGCCCGGTCGCAGAGTGCGATCAGCACAAGTTTCTGTGCCGCCGTCAGGTCACGCTGCTGGAATGCCCAGGCAATATACGGGACGCTCATGCCACTAGCCTCAGGTTGGGATTTCCCAAAGAACTCAGGCTGTTGAACAGCCCGATTGTTAGGTCGGCCAAAGCCGCGTCCTCGGCCATCAGCGCATCGATGCGTCGGATGGCGTTCAGGACCGTCTTGTGATCCCGGTCGCCGAACTGGCGGCCGATCTCCGACAGCGTGTGCAGCGTGGCATGGCGGCACAGCCACATGGCCGCCTGCCGCGGCCGAGCGCACGCCACACCTCGGCGTGCGGACAGCAGATCGAGGACCGTGACGCGGAAGCGCGCGGCCACCGCCGCCTGGATGGCGGCAATCGTGGGACATTTGGGAGACATAGGCACAGCTCTCCTTGACCTTGGCCAAGGGGTCTGCAAAATAGGCGCTGCACAGTGCCCATTCAGCCTGGCCTTGGCCAGTTGATACAGTTCCAGCGCCGTTCCGGTTCCAGCCGGGACGGCGCAACTGTTTACGGCTGATTCTACCGTAATGTCCACAATCGAGCGGGTCATTGCAGGCTGAGTTCCATCTGGTCCACCGCCTCGCGCGGCAACCTGTCGCGGCCAAACAGCACCACACGATAATCATGAAACACCTGAAAATGCGGACGCCGGCTGATTTTGAAGAGGGCGTCGTTTTTTAGCTTCTGGTTGCATCCACAGCAGACGCCCCACCCGTCGGCCACGCCGTTAAGTTCCCGCCCACTAAAATGGTCGTCATTCCAGACGCCTTTGATAGAATTGCCCGTCTCATCCACAATCCTAGTCTTACGGCAACTTGGGCAGTCTCCAGCATAACGCTGAAGCACTACGGTTTTCCACTGACGAGTGCTTGCCACGGAGAAATCTCTCTTTGGCACGATGTCATCGACGCGGTTGCTGAGGAACACCACGTTCGCATCGATCCTGGCAACCTTGGTATCAAGTTGCTGGATGTCGTGCCTCACCGGGATCAACTTCATCTCGAAGATGGAGCCAATAGTCTCGGCGGTGATTGGAGCACTGGCTGCAGCTATCGATCGCCCATCCAGGAATGCTGCGAATACCGCGGTGATTTCAGCCCGAACGTCCGGCGCGCGCGGTGCGTCTGACTTCATGCAGATAACGATGGCTTGGTTTCTGTTCAGCCAGTATTCACCCGCCGGACGGCCTCCGGTGGACTTTGCGGTATGGTGCCGCAAAGTCCCATGCCGTTCCAACTCCTCAGTGTTTCGCTCGATCAGTTGCCGGATATCCCGTGGCCGATCGAACTCCAGTGCCTCAGCAACCCGCAGATCCAAAATGCGCGGCTCATCGTTCAGCAATGACAGATCATGTGCTTGGAGCATCACACCACTTCCCCATCGATGAGCGGCTGGCGATACGGCTCAATCGGCTCGGCGCCATCGAACACGATGACCTCGACGCAATCGCCAACCCGCCGGCACTCAACCTCGTAGCTGAACCCCCAGATCGCGATGCTGCCGGCATAGCCACCATCGCCCGTGCGGGCGAGCAGCCGCCGCGTGTGGATCATCCGGCCTGGCACCTCTCGCACGGTCATGCGAGGCCACCAGCGCGACGGAATGCGGCCAGTGCGGCCTGCGACGGGCGCGTGGCACGCTTGCGAGCGGACTGCCACGGCAGCTTAACGGGCGGGCGCTTCCTGATGCCGCCCATATCCGGCAGTTCCACGATCTCGACCACGCAATCGGTGCGTGCGGATGGCGTGACGGTGATAGAATGGGCGTTGCCGTCGTTGGTAACGACGCCAACCGCTTCCAGCAGATCGCTGATAGCCTTCTCCCAGTTGCCGGAATCACGGCGGGAGATCGGCACATGGAGGGTGAGGTTATAGCGGCAGGCGATGGGCCGCATGCCCATCCACTGGCGCTTGACCTCCCAGCCGGCGGTGGTGAGCCATTCGTTGTATGCGGGCGAGCGGACGCGCTTTTTACCGGGGATGGTGATCCACAACGCGTTGAGTGACGGCGGTGAGGACATGGTGAGGATGATGCCGCTCATTGCGATCGCCCCCCGCAATTCTCGACCAAGAACTCCAGGAACGCGCGCCCATCCGGGTTCTTCGCCTCGTATTTCGCGAGCTTGTCGGGGTTGAACAGCACGTCCTCGGTTGCGCGCAGGATCCGCGCCACCACCCAATCCGGCGACCACTCCGGGACCGGTACCGCCGTCTCCGGCACCATCTCCGGCGCGAATAGCGGTAGTTGCTGCCCGCTCATGCCAACGCGGCCCGTAGCATGGCCTGCCAGCAGCCCATCGCCGCATCGTTGCCGATCGGCCAGCGGCGGCAGCGTGGCGCCGTCCGTCACGGGGACGTGGCGCACCACCAGCGGACGGCCGGCGAGGCGCAGCGCGGCAGCGCCCTGCGGCCCTAGCGGCGACGGGCGCGACGGTAGGCCGAGCCGCCTGACCTTGCCGATCACGGAGTTTTTCGAGCAGCCCATCCAGGCGCCGATCGCAGCGGCGGAATGCGCCGGCTTGCCGTTGTCGCCGAGTTTGGCCCACAGCGCGGATAGCCGGTCGATCCGCTCTATCGGCCACAGCGCGTTGACCTTTGAATTGGTGGATGGGTCAAAACTCATGCTGCCTCCCGCATTGCTGGCCAGCAGGCTCGGCACCATTGCCGCCGCGGCGTGCCGCGCGAGAGGCGGAAAAGATCGCAGACCTCCGGCGCATCGCCCGGCGCGATCGAAATGGCCGGCTCGGCGCACAGTTCGCACACGAACACGGGCGCGGGATTGTCGCTCATGGCGCGATGCTCCGCATCAGATCCCGCAACTTCCACGCCGCGGCGATGGCCGCTCCACGCGTCTCTGGCTTCATCGGTCGATCCCGGAAGTCCTGCGGCACATGCGGGCGGAAACCGAGCGCTTCCCGCTGATGCCAGTACTGCACCGTATGCAGCGGAATGCCGAGGCGCCGGCCTGCCTCTGCCTGCCACAGGCCGGCCGCCGCGAGCGTCCGCAGCCGCGCCAGATCACGCCCCGTGGTGCGCCGCCCGCTCATCGCCGTGCCCGCCAGTGCCAGCGCAGCCACGACGCTATGCGGCGATACATCCGCGATACCCCTTCTCGCCATCGCATGTGCCCGCCACCAGTGGGAGCCTCGCTTGCTCCTCCCTCGCGCGTTTCTCTGCCGCTCTGGCGCGCAGCAGCGCTGCCTTGCGGTCAAGATCGTCCGCCATCCGGTCTAGGAAATCCGCCGCCCGGAAGGCCATCAGCCGGCGACGCTCATGGTCCATGCGGACATGGCCGGTGCGGTAAAACAGCTTGAGCATCCACCGCGACGAGACACCCAGCATCTCGCCTAGCTGGTCCAGCGTCGCGAGCGTGCCGCGCCCCGTTAAATGAGCGCCCATCACGCAATCGCGTACGTCTATAAGCGCCGCCGCGACGTTGCGTTCGGTCTCGGATGGGTCAGCACGCTTGCCTTTGCTCACTGCGAGTCCCCCAATTATCGGTTGGCCAGTTACTTGGTGAGGTGCAATAAGTGCAGAATGCGGTACGCTTTGGTACAATCTCCCTTCGGGGTCATGCGGCCTCGCAGAC